TGTTGCATACAAAGCAGGTTTTCCCACTAAATTTTCTAATTTTAATAATTCTTTTGGACTTAAACCTTGTTTAATAAATTGTCCTGTCCCTGAAATAATTCTTTTTATTAAACTTGTTTTTGCATTTTGTTGAGTTCCAATCCCTCTTTCAAGTTGTTCATTCATATAATTTTTTGCTTTTGTGATACACACATCTTGAGAACCAATTGTTTTTAATCCAACACGACCACCTGTTGCAATTGCTTGTTTACAATCAGGATCTATTTGTGCAGAAAGTTTTAACAGGAGAGGTTTTAGAGGAATTTTAACGTCTAATTCTTTTTCTAAAGCAGAAACGACAGATCTAGTTGTAGGTTTTTTACCTAATACCGTTTTATCATCTAAAACTATAGTTCCACCACCTTCAATTTTTTTAGCATTTTGTTTCATAATATTTAAAAGTTTTTTTTCAATATTAGGATTAGATGCGTTTTTATAAGCTTTTATGTTAGCTTGAACTTTATCATTTAGCATTTTGTTACCAGAAGATGTGGTTACCTCTGTATCCCAAAAATTATTTAAACCACTTCTGTGATTTACAGCAGCAGCTGTTGTTATTCTTTTTATAAAATCACCTTTTTGTTTATCTTTGGCAAGTTTACTAAGAGCTACGCCATCTATTTCAAAAGTATTTATAACGTTTGAAGCTTTATAATTTTTTAAAGCGTTGTCATATTTTTTAGCCCCATTTGGAACATTATCTGTCATCCATTTTTTAACAGTGCTAAATTTTATATTTTTTTTACTGACAGTATCGTAAAAAGTTATGTCCTTATAAAACTTATCCCAAGGAATGTAATCTTTTCCCGTGAGTTTACTCGTAACTGTTTGAGGTAAACCAGATATTTTATCTACATTAGCACTTTTAGGATATTTTATTATAAATCTAGATTCTCCTTTTTTTTGTTTTGATGCTCTGTATATGTCTCGCCATATTCTTTCTTCAGCGGTTCGTGCTGGAAAAATACCTCCTTGAGACAAATAACTATTATAAAATTTTATTCCTTTTCCACTGTTTCTCCATTTTTGTTCTGCTATTCTTTTTCTTTTTCTAATCTCTATTTTTTCAAGTGGAGGAAGTGCTTGTTGTTTTTCAAACATTAATCTGTTTTTTCTTCGATTTTTTAATTTTTTTAAAGTTTCTGCATTAGGATTTTTTTTAAAACTATTTATTAATACATCTCCATCTTTAGTTCTTTTTACTACATCAAAAATATTTTGAAGAGTAACTTTATCTGCCTGATTAAGTCCTGGTCTATTTGGGTCACCTGTAGTAATGGCTTTATTTAAAAGATTTTTATTATATTTTTTTATATCTTTTATGTTTATAATGTCGTCTGTTATTTCACCTTTAGCCTCAGAATACCCCTGCCTCGTGCCACCAAAACCTGGTTGCACTAACATACCACCGCCTGCTTTTCCTGTTCTTGGATTACGAGTATTAAACTCGTTAAATAATTTTATCTGTTGAACTTCAAATTTATCTACTGGCTTTCCAACATCTGATGCAAACTTAACTTGTTTTCTGATACCTGATCGAGTCAGGTAGTCCATCATCTGTTTATATTCTTTTGGAGTCATTACTCTCCTAACAATCTAGCGATACCACCTGATGCAAATTCGTCAGCTGCTTCTGCTGCTGCTTCTGCTTCTGCTTCTGCTGCTGCATCTGAAGCTTGTTCCGCTCTTATTTCTCTTTCTAAAACTCTACCTTCACCTCTAGATATCCCTTTAACTTTTTTACCAGTTGCGTATTCCTCCATCTGACGGGTTTTACCTTCCATCATATCATCGAGTGAATCAGCGATGATATCCTCTGTATCAAAACCTCCATCCGGATCAGTTGCGTATGTCTCTACATCGTTAGCAACAAATTCTCCTTTTGGCTTTGTCTCCATTTTTGCCTCGCCCTCAAGAAAAACATCAACTCTTCCTGTCTCGGGTCCTTTTTTACCCGGTGCAGTGTAATTAATTGATACCGGTTGAGAGTAATTATTTTCAAACATCACATCAACATTACCATCCATATCATCAACCCGAACACCAGGAACTTTATCGTTTGTATATGTTGTGTATATTCTTTCATCAGTATCTACTAATTTATTGTATAACGAGTGATCAGGATTTTTAGCCATATATTCTGGTGTTTTAGGATCCATAAAATAATTACCTTCTGCTAATTTTCCCTCTGCTGCTGCTTGATCATATTCTGCTTTACTGACTGCTACTTTTTTCTGTTTAAATACATTTTCTGCTTTTCCCTCGTTTCTAAATTTATTTATAAAAGACGGGAACCACTCTGGCATCTCAGTCATAGTACCCTCTAATTTTGTTACAGGTGTTTTTATTGGAGGAAGATTTTTAACAGCATCTCCACCCTTACCGATGCTTAACAATCCTGTCTTGAGTGCACCGATACCTGCACCAATCGCTCCCACAGTTTTTAAAAATGCCCTACGTGCCTTGTCTATCGAACCTACCTTAAATCCTGCACGTCCACCATCAGCGTTCAGATCTCTCGCCGATTTACCACCAGTCTCCATATTTTTTAATATGTTTTCTAATTGTAAAAGTCCTTCTTTTGTTATTATTGGTGGGTCATCAGTAAGTCTTATGTTTTGAGCCGCTTCGGCCATATCTCTAGCTGTTTTTTGTGCTACTTCTTCTGACATACCCAGGCCTTCCATCAATTCTTTTTTCATTTTAGGAATTATTGTATTTTCGGCCTCCTCTGCTATTCGTCTTTTAATTTTAATGTCCCTTGCTTTCATATCTTTAGCAACTTGTAAAGCTCCTGCAGTGATACCTTTTCTCTTTTCTCTGTCTGCTTGTTGCATGGCTTTAACCGAATCAGTTCCCATAATGCCTTCTTTAACATTAACTTTACCTTGCACGTTTTCTAATAATCTGTTGAACCTTTTTGGATTTGAAAATCTCAACATATCTAATGCTGAGAGATCTACACCTTGAAATTTATCTAACTCTTGGCCTGTTTTACTCATGTATTTTAATACTTTTCTTAACAATCCAAGACCTTTTGGATTTGCACTACCCAAGAAAAACCCTGCACGTCCACCGGTTGCATATTCAGGAATGTCATCTAAATCAAATAACTCTTCTCGTTCTTCTCTTGATAACAATCTTGCATCACCACTTGCTTCTGCTTCTTCAAGTTTTTTTTGTAAAAATCTTTTTCTTTGTGGAGTTCTTGAACCTGGTTCTGGATCTAGTTTACCTTTTCTAAATTCCATTTCCATTTGAGACATATAATCTTTTTGTTCTTTTAAAATTCTTTTAGCGTCTCCTACTGTTCCATCAAAGTTATAAGCTTCTAATTGATCAGCACCTCCAATTTCATCTAAAAAATCTTGGTACTCATCTTCTGTTAATTGTCTTTTGTTTTTTATACCTGCAATACCTTTTTTGTTTTCTCTATTTATTCTAGCTAATATCTCTGCATCTGTCTCTTCACCACCCATAATGTTTCTGGTATTTTTTATTTCTCTACCTTTAAGGTCAAATACTTTTCCAGTTTCTGTGGATCTGATTCCTGATGGCACCTCTTTCATTACAGGCGGTGTGCTCTCTATCATATTTAATATTCTAACAAGATCCTGTTCTGATCTTATAAACTCATCTGCTCTGTTAAGAGGTAGACCTGCGTTTTGTAATCTGGCTGCTATCTCACCAGCTTTTTGTTCTACCGCCATTTTATTTGGAATAGTGGTGATTCCTTTTGATTCTCTTGCTAAAATTTTTCTAGCTAGTGATAATATAAAATTTACTACCGACATTATTTTTTCTTACCTCTAATTGGGCCTAATCTTTTTAATCTATCTTCTTGTAATATCTCTGCTCGTCTCATAGGATTCTTGACACCCTTAACTAATTTTCTTTGACGACCTGGTGCACCTCTAAATCTTGATCTGATATCTGGTAAACCTTCATATTTTTTTACTAAATTTTTAGAACCTCTAAATAATTTTGACGCTAGTTTGTCATACGCCTTTAACTGCTCTTTTATATCCTGTCTACGTTTACCTGTATATCCAGGACTAGATTTGATTTTTTTCATTGTCTTTTCATATTCTTTAACGGCTGGTCTGTTCAAAGCCTCTTGGATCTTCCTCATTTTTTTGTATTTTAAACCAAACGCGAGAGTATCTTTCTTGTTAATCTTATCTATTTTCTTTTTAGCTTTTAATCCTGCTTTACCGGTTATGTTAGCACCTTTGCCAAGAGCTACAGCTCCTTTTATACCAGTGCCGATTCCATATTTTTGTCTTCTAAACATTAGTAATAATTCCTTTTACGTTGCTCGACCTTCTCGTCGATATAATCCTCAGGGTGCTGAATCAGACCGCCCTGTCTGAATCGCATG